GCAGGGTCGGCTAAGAACTGATTAACAAACGTATTACCTCCCTGCACTTTGGTCGGATCGTTCGACCACGATATCGAGCTTGATGTAGTGACAGTTCCATTAGTCACCCTCTGGGCCTGAACTCCGATATCATAAATTCCTTCCACGCTGAAAGTGACCGTCGCCTGAATTAGTGAAGACGGGACCCCGGCAGGTACCGCGGTCCCGCTGGCATCGGTTCGGTAATACATTTGATACTGGATAGATGATCCTACAGGAGCGGTCACCCCGTCCCAGGCTACGCTGATCTGAGAGCCGACTTTTACCACGTTCGCCCCCATGACCAACGTGGGGATCCAAAGAGCCACCAGAAGCATTGCGAGAATTCCGATAAACCATTTTTTCATTTTCATTCCTCCTTTTTATTTTGATTGGGTTATTACCAGGTATTTTCCGCTGGCTGAAACAATTCCCTTCCTGACAAGGCCCGTCGTATTTGGCTGGACGATATACCGAATCCACCCATCGCCAACCCCGGCTAGGAAGTCAGCGTCAATCGTTATCCATGGACTTAAACTTCCGGCCGTCCATTTGCAGCCAGGCCCGTTTAAAACTCTGGCCATCTTTAATCCGCCGGCCGCATCGATCTTATCCGTATTTCCTCCGATCGGTGCGGCGATGAAAGCCAAACAGGGGCAGGTCCCGGCATAGCCTGAAAATACGTCCCGATCTGCGGACGTGGAATGATCAAGGCAGAAAGGGACGACGTTGCTCAAAACGCTCTCACCATTGGCGTTTACACAGGTTACTGCGATAAAATAGGTTCCGGAAATGCTCAGGGATTGAACGAGATGGTAATCTACGCTTGCAGGAGGTCCGGCAGTCCCCGCCGACGGCTGGGGAATGCTCGCACTCGTTTTATTCGGCGCCGGTTGATTTTCCCGCAATACAGAAACGTCCGATGACCAGTATAGATTATAGGAGGCGCAGACCGCTTCATAATCCCAGGTCGCCGTATGGGCTCCAACCAGGGTTAGCTCGATCGCCCAAGCCGGGATTGATATCAAAAGCAAAAATCCGAGAATAAAAGCAGTAATTTTTTTCACTTTTTCCCTCGCCGGAAGACCCCCGGCTCTGCAGTCGGGGGTGCATCGATTTGCCGCTGTTAGTTCGGCTTTTTTGCGGTTGCCATCTGCGGAGTGACGGGCGTGTTCTGCGGAATGGCCGTGGCCAAAGAAGCCGCCTGCTCGTCAACGTCGGCAGACAAAGCAAGCGTGGCATCTTTGTCGCCAGCGACGGTGGCGATCATTCCCGCGAGGCCCTGGAAGGCCGCAATGGCAGAAGCGATCACGGTATCCAGAGTTGTAATCTTCGCCTTTAGAGCATCCATTTCTGGTGATGTTGGCATGTTTTCCTCCTTTCCCCGAGCATTACTCACTCGGTTATTATTGGGCTTTCGGTATCGCCCCGGATAACGCGATAGTTTGTGCTTCAACGTCCTTGGTCAATTTGGCAGCCTCTTTCCTGTCCGAATCTTGATCAAGGAGCTGATTCAAGAGAGTCAAAACCTGGTCGAGCTTCAAATTGGCTTCTTTATCTGTAAAGGTCAGATTTACTTCCACGGTTTCCTCCTTTTCAGTTTTATGGTGTGGGCAGTTCACTCCGAAGAACTTTTCTTTTTCTCGGCCAATGCCCATCCGGATGCTCAATTCCGTGTTTTCTCAGAGCTATGAGGATAGCTGCGTAATTCCGTCCGAATCTGCTGGCCACCAATCTCCGGTCCCATTCGCAGTGCTTCAAGGCGCTTGCGAAGTCTTCCGCCGACCAGATTTTCGCCACAATAAGCCGCGTCTCTTCCGAGGAAAGAAGGGTTCCTTTGGGCTCGGAAATTTCCGTCTTCGAAATGATAAGGGTCGTGTGTTTTTTCTTGGACATCGAAAATGCTTCCCGAACTATTTTCGCGTTGATGGTCTGATCGAGGTTAGATTGGGCCAGGTCTCTCAATACCTCTTTCAGTTCCCGGATTTCTTTCCTGACATCCGGCGTGAGGTCCAGGAAGAAAATATTTATCGAGGTAGGTCCGACGAGCTTGCCGATCGCTTCGGCTAACTGGCCTTTTCCATTATCCCCTTCCGGCACGTCCTCTCCCCTTCTCAGCTCTTAATCGAGGCCTCGGCCTTTGCTTCTTCGGCCAGGATCTGCTGGTAGTCATTTTTGACTGCGTAATATATTTGCCAGCTCCCCATATCGGACATGAAGCTCTCTGGCAGCATCCGAATCCATCAGTTCATCCGCTGCATTGTGCCATTGCCGATTGCCGATGAAGAAAAGAGTTTTTTTGAAGGCCAGCAGGCCCGCGATGCCCAGATTAACCCCCAGATCCACGAGTACATCTTTGACTTCTGCTGAGAGGTCTTTATAGAAAGGAAGACCCCAGAGTTCGCTCTCCACGTCGGCTATATCACATTCCAAGATGAAATTAACTGCATCTTTTGAAAGAGGTTTGTCATCGAGGTTATGACCATAGCCGATGGTTAATTTCCCTTTGGTATCCCGGTAGGGCGAAAGTCTGCATCCCTCGTGACGCTTAAGCATTTCAAGGCCGAATTTGGTCATCGGTTTTCTCTCCTTTGCGCCTTTGCGTGAGACATTCTCTATGCTAAAATTGGGGAGAGGTTCAATCCATCGAGATATATTTCCCCAAATATTAGCCGGACGGATCTCGCCCCTCCCCGATTTTCTTTTTCGGATGATGCGTAAGTTTATCGACCGAAAACCATTTGATGAAAAACCTCTGCTTGAGAAGTGAAAAGATCAAGAAAAAAACGCTGTTCACGTAAGTCATCAAGATCTGGTCGATGATCCAACTCCGGGTCAATTCACAATTGAGGTCGAAACTGGCAGCAACCAGGATGCGTCGAAAGGCCACGCTTATCATAGCCAAAACAAAAAAAATCCAGGCGATCGACCAGTCTTGCACATTCGGGTATGCGCGGTAAATTTTAGCCGACAGATAGATAGGGAAGATCTGTATGCCGACAGATCCCCACAAAAGGACGGCAATCCAGAAGTTAAGCTTTTCGATCGCGCAATACCTCTCCTTGCTGCCCACAGGCCGCCAGGGATTCTCCTTTTGCTTGCTTTTCGCAGATCCGAGATTCCACCATTCCCAACATGAAAACGTAGCCAACCACCAGGCCGGCCTCCGCTTCCTCCAATTTTCTTTGTACTTTCCGGGCCCGATATTCGGAGATGACATCCACAAGGTGACATTTGAGGCTTGTCAGATCGTCCAGGTTTAGCTGCCCGTTCTGCGCCTTGTATTTATCCAGCAAGTCATCCATTTCAAGATGAATCGGCTTTTTCAAAAAATCGATCAGGTTCTCTTCCAGAATCCTCCAGAAGGGACCGACCCTGGTCTCCAGGGCCGTGATGCGCTGGAGGACCTCCGGATCTCCTCTCCTCTCTTCGACCCTGGTAATCCTGTCCAAAATCTCCGGGTCCGTTCTTCTCTCCTTCAGGAGGGCGACATCGGACCTCACCGTCGCGGCCTCTCCCCATTTTTTGTCAATGAAAGAAAGCAGACCGAGTGCCATGGCTCCGAAGGCCACGAAAGTTTTAATTATTTCCCAGTCGATGATCATGACTTATTCCCCTTCAGGGTGGAATCCATCATGGATCGCAGCGGCGCCGGAAGACCCTCGAAGACCTTTTTGAGGACCTCATCCACTCCGTTCCCCTTCGCCCGCGCCTCCATCGAGGCTTTCTGCTCCTTGGTCATGGCCAGGAGCTCGGCCAGGATGTCCCGGGTCTCGATGATCGCCTTTTTCGTTTCTTCGTCCATTTTTTCTCCTTGAACCTTGCGCCTTGTACCTTGGGCCTGTTTTTTTAAATCGGCGCCCGGAATGTAATTGTCCAGCTGGGGATATTGATTGGGACCCCGGCGGTCAGCACCAAAGAAGTGCAGGTAGTCACCCGCTTCAAAACCGTGTTGACCGTATCCACGATAACGATATGGGTCGCTGTTCCTCCCGCTGGGATAAGCCCGCTTTTGGCTGCAACCGTAACCTTCCGGCCATCCACCGCGCCTGCCGCCTTGGTGTAATCTCCACCGGCCAGGGCCACCGTCGCCAGGGTCACGGCCGCCACCCCGGCGTAGTTCGCTGGCTGGGCAGAACAGACGACCATGGAATTCCCGTTGGCGATCAGGTCGTCAGCTTCCAGGTCGAGATCCGCATCCGGTATCGCTTTGCTCATCGAAACTCCTCTAAAAAACCAGAAGCATGGTGGGGAGCGCCCCGCCGCCGCCGACGGTCAGGTCTACGTTATCCATCTCGGTAATAATTTCCATGTCGTCCACCAGGGCCACCTGGGTGATCAGGACGTTATCCATCTCGCAGAGGACCATCAAATCCTGAACGCTGAAGGGGACCGCCCCGAAACCTAGCCTGTGAGCTTCTCTAAAGGCCATAATTATTTAACCAGAACGACTGCCTTCGGAAATATTTCAGCTTCCAAATAATTTGGCCTGGCCGGGGCTTTAAACACCTCCCCGGTTTTAAGTTTACTTATCAGGGTAGCCATGGTCACCGGAAATTTTTTGGCCTCTCTATACGCCATCAGACTTCCTCCCTAAAGGCCCATCCTGCGGGGACGAGAAGAGACGCAATCATGTATCGATACCCTTCATCACAAACGGCATAAGTTGAGGTATTATCCGGAATTGTCGTAAATGCAGTGACCGGAATAATCTGCGTAGCCGAATTGGTAGAAATCTTCCTCATCTGCCCGGCTCCCACTCCCGTGGCAATTATCAAAACCTTGCCCGAAAAAGCATTTACCGACCACGCCTTCCCAGTGTCGTTGAAATGGGTGGAATCATTTCCCCCCGTGCTGGTCCCCGAATAAACCCCGGCACCGGTCAGATCGTTAGGGTTTACGCCCATCGTATCTTCAACAGCCGCGACCGTTGTCGGGGCCAGGAGGAAATACTCATCCATATAGCCGGCGATGCCGCCGCCGCCGCTGTCGCCCCCAAACCAAGTCCAGGGAGCAAGAAGAAGTCTTTGCTCCGCGTGAATATCAGCAGGGGATACGGTGGAAGCCGGCGCCGTTGGTGTTCCAGCCGGGGTGCTGCCGCCGCCGGTATCAACGGAGCCAGCCACCCCGAAAGAATCCGTGCCGTACCAGGTGTTGGACTGGGACATGACAAAGCACGATGGAGTTTGGCCGATCACCGCACCCGATTTATAATTCCGGGGCAGGGTTACGACCTGAAGCTTCCCGACCGGAAGGGCATTCAAGGTCAAACCATCCCGCCCCTCAAAGGCCGGCCCCGTATTGATCCCACAAATAAGATATTTTTTGCCATTCACGAATCCGGTATTGTCGGCAACCGACAGTTGGACGCTGGCTCCTGCGACCGCATCCGCCGTCAGGGTCGTTTGCAGCCCAAAAATCTTTTTCAGGTGCCCGGCTGCCAGCACGGTATAAGTAGAGGCGCCTGTCTTGCTGAAGACGAAGACCATATTTTTATTTCCATAAATCCAGATATAAAAACCGGCCTCCGATGTCGTAGCGCTTCCCGCGTACCCTGCCCGCCCCAGCCCCCGGTGGGCCTGCGGATCCCAGTAATCTCCAATCATCAGTGCCAGGGCCGTGGCCGTACTTCGATAGAACTGTATGTGCCGGGTCATCATGTCTCCCAGTTCGCCCGTAGAAGTGAAGGCCCTGAAAGGCTCGGAGATTGTATGGGTTCCGGTTCCAATGGTGGAAATCGCCGCCGGCCCGAAACAGAAAATATTAAAGGTCGCTCCGGTTCCGCCGCCTCCCGTGACCGGCACCGCCAGCGCCTGCGTATAGGCGCTCCCCGCGGCATTTAAGGCGACTTCCGTGACGACCCCCGCCGAAACCCCAATCACCTTGAGAGACCCGGTCGCGCCGCCAAATTGAACCAAGGTGAGGACGTCGTTGACGGCATAGGTCCCCCCGGTCCCCCCATTGGCAATCGTGGCATAGGAAAGCCACCCGGTAATATTGGTGCTGAGCTGGAAGGAATGGGTCTGCACATTCTGGATGTAATAGAAGGTATATGCCGTAAATCCGGTCGGAAGAGTCCCGGTGGACATGATCTGAAAGGGCTGGCCGTCAACCAGGCCATGATTATAGCAAACAATCCAAGAATTTGTCTTCTCCACTCCCCCGAAGGAATGGTTGCCGGTTCCCGCTGAGGTAATGTCAATCGCCGCGCCTCCCTGGGTATAGGAAAGCTGAAATGTCGTCCCAGTCACTCCCACGATGAAGTAGAGGGGCGCGAAGCTATGATTCCCGCTCCCCTGGCTGGTAATATCAACAGCCGCTCCACCGGAGGTTAAAGAGAGCTGGAAGGTGTTGGCGGCCGTGTTGATAATAAAATACGCCTTTCCGGCGACGAGGCCGTAGGCCCGATTCGACCAGGCGGTCGGAGAATAGAGAACCATCTGCCCATTCACGAATCCATGCGCATTCAGCGTGATGGTATCGGTCCCGGTGTTTATATTTGCGGAAGCCGTGAGGGCGGTTTGGGCCAGGGGAGCCGCAACGGTTCCGGACGTAGTATAAGTAACGAGCATCCCATTGATAAAGCCATGGGCGGCGAGGGTAAAAAGATTGTTCACCGCATCGACCGAAGCGGCCGCAATGGCCTGGCCCACCAGGGTCGCCCAAGTTATGAAAGAATGATTTCCAGTTCCCTGAGAGACGAGGTCGATGGCGGCTCCATTCACGGAGGCGGAAAGCTGGAAGGTATTCGCTGCTCCACCGACCACATAATAGGCGGTATGATTCGTAAGATTTCCTGGGGCCGTTCCCGTCGTATGAAGGAAGACCTGCTGTCCATTCGCAAACCCATGGCTGTTGATCGTGATGGTATCCGCGCCGGTGTCTACGTCCGTATAGGCACAAGTCTTTCTGGGAGAGCCATCGGCCTCGGTCCATCCCATCCCGGTGACCTGGTCATAGATATCCAGGATAGCGGCCAACTGATTCGCCTCAGCTTTTCCAACCAGCCACGAATAACTCATATTTTTTCTCCTTGAACCTTACCCCTCAAGCCTAAAACCCCTTCGCTATGGAAACCAGGTCATATTTGGTCGCACCAAAATCAAAGATGAATCCATAATAGGTCGTCTTGCCGATCGCATCGTCAATCACGAAGGCCGGGTAATCCGATCCATATCTCACCGTCCCCGGCATCGTGGGATGGCGTCCGCCGGTCCCGTCCTGCTTTATGGCCAGAAGCAACTTATCCCTGTTCGAGCCCCCGGTGAAAGTGAAGGCTATATCGTGGGCCGCCACTACTTCCGCAGTTTTATATTTGCTCCAGTCCACCGTCACGCCGGATGCAGAGGTTAAAGTGTTGACTCCGGAAGTTTCTCCCCCGTAGGCCGGATCCCCATGCGCGTTGAGGAGTTCGATGAAGGTCGCTCCCGTAATCGTCTGCCCGGCCGGAGGAGTCAAAACTCCCTGGATGATAGGGCAGGATTCCGTTGAGAGGCCCGATCGGGTATAGGTCAGGGTAGTGCTGGACCCGGAGAAGCTCCCGCTGTAAATACCCGGTGCATCAGTCCCTCCGATATCGCCGTCGCCCGAAATAATCTGAGCGGTAAAATCCCAGGCTGCCGAAAGGGCGATTCCGTATTGATCGGTCACCAGGAAGGTCACGACATCCGTGGTATTGCCCCAGGTCAAGGGAGTCGTCGCCGGCGTCAGGGTAAAAGAGGTTGCTACCCTGGCCGTCCAGGCCCGGTTGATGAAACCCTGCGAGATTGCGGTCGCCCCGGGAGCGACGAGAATCCTTCCGAGTTCCACCTGGCCGTCGGGAACCGTGGGCGCACCGGGATTCGTGCTGGCAGTCCCGGGGATGTAGTGCAAAGCACCGGCGGCATCGATCGCGATTATGTCAATGCGGAAATATCCGGCGGTCCCGGATCCCGCAGAGATTGCCTGGGTCCCTCCGACATAAGAATAAATGATTCCCCCGATTCGATAGGTGCCGGCCGTGATGGTCATCGTCAGGGATGGAGTCGCGGCAGCCTGGATCTGGAGCCCGGAGACCACGGCATCTTCGGGGGTTGTGGTTCCGGGCCCGGGGTCATCCTCAACGGGCGTCGGAATGAAAGTTCCGGATCCGGAAAGCTCCACTCTCCCCCGCAGGCCGCCGGTGTGGGTGATCCGGACTGCGTTTCCGCTCTTGAGCCAGTCCGGAGTCTCCACCCAGCTCTGCGGGTAGTTCGCGATGATCAGCGTTGAGGATCCTTGAATCTTCACCCTGGCGACTCGCTGGGCGGGGAGGACGTCGTAACAAACTGCGTCCCGGCTTTCGACGTGGAACTCTACTGTCTGACCGATCGAGGTTCTTAATATTTTTTTTCCGTAGAATCTCACGTTATATTCCAGCCTTGAATTTCATCCTCGAAATATCCGTCCGCGCCAATGCTTTCGGGGATCTTCATTTTGCGGGTGATCTCGGTTACGAAAACTTTGACCGCTGCTCCCGAATATGGATGCGGGAGCTGCAGGACATCGCCTTCCTCGTCCTGGAGATGGGCGACCTTGGTGAAAGTCACCCTCTTCCTCTGACTCTGAAAAACCATTAATTCATGATCGGAACAAATTTTACAATCGGATTCACTGTACGCTAAACTTTCCTCAAATTTTTTGGTAACCACAGAATCAGAATCGATCTTCGCCTGGAGATCTAGATCGTTCGATACGTACTGGACGGTTCTTCTCACGTTCCCGACCGGCTTCGCCCACACCTCGTACTGAAAATTTCCCACCGCGGAGAGGATCATCATCGTCGCCACCATGGCAATCCCTTCCAGAATTCGCCCAATGGGGATGGTCATCCCGCCGATAACGAATCCGCCCCATCCATCCGGAATCGCGTGCGCTAAAGCCCATCCGGCCACCGTAGAGATCAGGAGGGGAATCAGATTCGGCGCCGTGACCGTGACCACGCAGTAAAGCCCATTCGGGTCGATATAGGAAATGCTTTCGTTGACCTGGCCCCCGAATTGAAACATGATCGATTGGGTGCTCTCTAAGATCATCAACCTCGGGCTCTGGCACTTCTTTGACCCGTCCAGGCTGTAATAGACGTTGAAATCCTTTTTGAATCCCCACCAGCCGCAGGTGCCGTTGATGGTTTGGATTCTTTCCTCCGGATAAACCACCGGGATATCGATCAGGGAATGGCCGATGGCGATCACCTGGTTCGTGAAATCGGAGAAGGAATCATCGGGACTGAAGTCGATCAGCTTGGTTCCATCGGTATAAATATGGTCCACCGCATTGGCGTTGGAAATCTTCCCGGCCGAGACCAGGTCATCCACCGTGATCCGGAGGAAATACCCGAATCGGTTGCAGATTTGGTCGATGATATCCTTGGCCTGGGTTTCGATCCACTGCTGATAGATGATCTCCCGGGCGTCGAAGGTCGGAAGATCGAAGTCTCCGTCAACCAGGTTGAACGCATTTTTGAGAATATCCTGCAAGACGGACTCGGGATAATCCTGGTAATAGTCGGAGACCTGGACCAGTCCCTGTTCAAAGAATACCTTTCGGTCCTGGGCCACCACGGTCATGGAAGGATAGGTTCCCCGTTTGTAAGAAAGTTTGGTTTCGGTCACAAAAAATGATCCCTGATTCTGCCAGTAATTGTTCGGCGAGATCTTCTCCCCGAATCTCAGGTCGAGTTTGCGCCCTTTTTCCAGGTAAATCGCCATCAGGGAGGAAGCATTGTTTTGATCGAACAGGTGCCCATTGGAAACCGAGAAATCTAGTTGCGCCGGGCTTCCATCGATTGACCGATGGACCGAGATATCCGTCCCTTTCAGCAAATAAGCATCCAGATCCAGGGAAGCGGATTCCTTATCCCACATGATCTTAAGATTCCCGGAGGGAAAGATTTTCCGAGTCCAGAAAGCATAAATGGCCCCGGCGCCCGGCTCAAGAGCGACCACGGCATCATAATCCTGAAATCCCTCGACAAGGGCCGCCTTCGCTCCCCAGGCCCAGCCGGTGGTGAAAGTCCCGATCTGATACATCGTCTGATTGATGAGTCCCTCGATGCACCAGCCGATGACTCCGTTAAAGCCAACGGCCCGATCATTGAGCCCGTAATAAACCATCTCCGATGCCGGGTCATAGGCAAAGGCAAAGGCTCGATAATTAGCGACAGGATCCAGCCCGGGAATATCATCGTTTGTGTGTTTCGTCCAGGTGTCGGAAGCAACGTCATAGACCGCCAACCCCAGATACCCCTGGCTGAAAACGAACTTGCTCTCATCCGGGGTCATCAGGATCGAGGAAAAATTATACAGGCGCCAGGAATTGCCGCCGCTGATCGGATCCCAGGTCGGCTTGTGGTGGGTAATGATATCGGTGGAAAGGTCGATATCGCAGAACCCCGGCCAGGCCTCGGTATAATCATCGCTATAGTAATTGTAAAAGCACCAGAGCTTTCCGGTCCGGTAGACGCAATCTGCGATCCCGTGGGTGGGATAATCGGCATTGAGGGCCGACGAATATTCTTTCAGTTTGAGCCCGGTCGAGATCTGGTAGACCCTCGTCACTCCATTCAGGGTTGAGGTGGTTGCCCCCAATAAAGGGGAAATCCCGGCCAGGATGACGATATAATCCGCGTCCGGGTAGACGTTCATTCCCGGCTGGGCATCCACAAAGAGCGAATAATTTATTCCGGAGATCGTATCTTTGAAAACGTCGTGGAAGGTGTAGTATTCCCCGGGCCCGGGAGCGGCTTCGGTCAGGTCCAGGTATCCGACATAGATGGTAACCGTGGGCCATCCGGCATAAAAAAGGACGTAGAGCCGATTGTTGGATTCATCGATCCAGACCCTGGCCGGAACATAAGCCTGATCATTGCTCCAGTTTACGTTTCGGCTGATGCTATACGTAACGTCCGCCGTGAAAGCATAATTGGTCACGCTGTCCGCGTCCCCGTCGAGAACCATGAGCTGTGCGGAAGGTTGACAGGCATAGTCCGTGGAAATGACCACCAGGTCCCCCTCGGAATGCCAGTAGATGGGATCATTGGTTCCCTTTCCGAGAAACCAATCCGGGAGGGCCGGGACGGAGGTCCCATGCCAGCACTTGTCAATCGACCAGGTATCCACGTCGATTTTCACGATTCCCTGGAATAGCCCCCGGCCAATCCCTTCCTCCCCGCATACGGCGACGTAGAGTTTTCTCGCGACCGCATTGAAGTGCATGGCCCCGGGGTGGAAAGGGCCCGTGCAGGAATAGTTGGTCTGGCTGGAACTCATGCTGACTACGCCCTTCACTTCCGTGAAGAGGAGATACAGCTGATCGGCCACCTTCTGGGCGCTGATCGGATGACGGCCAACCGTGTCGTAAGTCGCATAGGTCGTGAAGGCTGCTCCGGAAGCCCAGGCGGTTCCATTGTTTGCTGAAATGGAATAATAGATGTTGGTCAGCTCATTCGATCCGCTCACGCTTTCCAGGTAATCGAACCACAGCCATAAATCCCCGGTGGTGATCTGCAAGAAAGAAGGGTTGGCAATCCGTTTCGCAGCGTCCAGACTCCCAATGGAAATATCGCTCACCGCCGCCCAGGTGACAAAATCGGAGGAGGTCCGTTTCCTCATCTGATAGGTCGCGCCCGCCACATCGTATTCAGAAAACCCCAGGATGTACGTCCCATTCGCCAGGCGGATCAGGGCGACGCCATAATAAACCTTCGAGGCCACGGCGGTATGAAAGATCTCGGTGGCCGCGGTGATGACCGATCCGGAGGGGGAAATCACCATCCGGTAAAAATAGGTATTCGTGTTGCCGGCATCCCTGGAGCAGAGGACTAGACCCAAATTTCCGTTGGCCAGCTCAACCAGGTTCGCCTCCTGGCCATAGACCGCGGGGGTTGAAATGTCCAGATAGCTAAAGGCCGTCCGCGCGGCATCCGTATAGAAAAACCTGAAATTGTTCCCGTAAGTCATCACGCCGCACAGGGCGCCGGAGGAGTGGGTAATGACATTCGGATTTCCTTCGGCCGTCCCGATAGTGTCCAGGTATTTTCCGAGGAATGGGATCTCAGCCCGCGAGCTAACGGAGGTTAGGGAGACAATCGGGTGGCGGGATTGATTCTCCTGGGCGGCGGCAAGCGTGGGATCGAGGTCGAGAGCGAGAGACATTATGAGCTCTCCGCGTTCTCGCTCATGATCAGAAGTGTCATCTTGCAGCTCTTACGCCAGATCTCGGTGGCCGTTCCCACCGCCTCGTGAAAGTCGCCGGTGAAGTCGATGATCTGGACATTATAGGTGAGGGAAAGGTCCGGGATTCCCGGGTCCCAGACGACCTCTTCATCGGCCTGGAAAACGGCGTCCAGGGCGTCGAACTGCTCGGAGGGCATGTAATCCCATTGCAGCTCGATGACCGTTCCGGCGATGAAGAAGCCCCAGGAGAAGTGGGCGACGTCCTCGGCGGTCAGCACGTAGGCATTCGACCGCTGCGGCCTCGGCGGGGTGAAAGATGAGGGATAATGGATAAGGGTATAAGTCCCCAGCATCATGGGCATAAAACGACCCCCTGGGCGTAAGGCGTAAGGCGCATGGCGTAAGGAATAAGAATAAAATTCTCTTCGGCCTTGCACCTTGCACCTTGTACCTTGTGCCTCTTTGTGCCTTGCACCGTGAGCCTTGCGCCTTGTGCCTTATGCCCCTTTTTATACATATCTCGCGATTATCTTTCTCACGGCCGGTTCGAGTTCGGATTCCAGGTCGCTTCTCATCTGCCCGGCTTTCCGGGGATCCATCGAGGCGTTGACCGGAATGGCGATTGATATATTCGTCTGTCCGCCCATCGCCTTCATCTGCTCGGGAGTGAAGACTCCCTCCCCGCGCCTCAGAATGGATGGGAATTCATCGGGCTGGAGGCCCCCGTGGTAACGGGGAGCGCTAATCAAAAGATGAGCAGGCATCATTCTTTGGGATCCGAATGAATCTCCGATGATTCCGCCTCCATGGAAAAGCCCGGCCGCTTCATATCCGGTTCCCTGATACCCAATATTTCCGACCTGCTGGCCAGCCGCTCCACCGCCTCCGAAGATGGAACCGATCTGCCCCGCCAACCCCGCAGCCAGGGGAGCGGTGATAGTCTGCCGGACGACTAGGCGCAAAAGATCGGTTATGAAGGAATCGATCATCTTGCTGAAATTGAGCTTCCCGGTCTTGGCAAAATCGACCAGGGCGTCTTCCATCCCCTTAAAGGCGTGGGTAAAAACCTCCTCGGTATTCTTGGCCGCATCCGACGCCACGATCGCATAATCCTGGAGTCCCCGGATCGCGCCATCCTGCCACTCCCGGGAGACCTTCTGTTTTTCCTTGGCCGCCCAGATGGCGACGGCCACTTCATCGGATCCGGCATTTTTAAAGATTGCCGCCTCGCGCTCGATCTCGTTGATCGCAAATTGCGAATCGCCCAGCTTGATCTTGGCCAACTTCTTCCCAAATTCGATCTGGAGTCTCTCGTTTTCCTTATTTGTCTCCTCCTGCTTTCCGGACATCTTTTCCCAGGCGACCCCCTGGGCCTGGGCCGCCACCTTTGCGCTGATCATCCCGCTATCCAGGAGGGACTGGATTTCCCTCATCCGCTCCTCATACCGGTCCATGGGGGATTTGGTCTCCTCGATCACGCCTTCGAGTAATTTGATCTGGTCCTTATACTGCTGGGCCGCCCGGATCGCGGTGAAGTAAGTTTCCACGTTGTCGAGCATACTCTTGGAGGCACCCTTCAGGGTCAGGTCGAACTTGGCCACTTCCTCCTCGTCCATGTTCGCAGTGATGGCATGCATCCTTATGGCGTCAACCATGGAGAGCATGGCCTTCTCATTCTCCAGGGCGGCCGCCTGATCCTCTTCTATGGCTTTAGCCCGGTCCAGGATAGACTTCCTATTTTGCTCGTAAGCTTCGACCGTCCGGATGAGGCCCAGGGCGAAATCCTTCTGCTCGCCCGTCGCTTCGTGGAGGCCTTTTTTATAAAGCTCGAGGGCATCGCTCCCCATCTGCATCGCCTCGACTTCCTCCTGGAGCTTTTTAAGGATCTTCTCGATGGCCTTCTCGTCCTCGGTAGGCAGGGCGGGGGCTTTCCCCATTCCCTTCTTGATCTTGTCCGCGCTCTTCAGCGCATTTTCCGCGTCTTTGTCCCAGATCCTCGCCAGGACCCCGCTGGTTTTAGTCCACGCCTCCGCGCTCTGTTTCTCGTAATCGTTCCAGATTTTGATACCTTCCTGGAATTTGCCCCAGGATAACGCTTCTATTTGACCTCCGAAGGCTTCCAGCATTTTCAGGGTCTGGGAAAGTTCCGTATTTGAGATAACCGCCGCTGATGCGATGACCTTAAATATAAAGGCCACGCCCTCGCCGATACGCAGAAAATCTGCCGAACCATTTTTCAGATCGAGGAAAATATTGGTCAGGTTTTCGAGGGTGGGAATCAGCCCGCTCATGATTGCAATCGCAACCCCCTGCGTGGAGGCGTGCATGCGAACAAAATTGGCACTTATCCTATCCAGTTGGGCAGCGGTCTTCTCGTCCAGAAGGCCTCCGAGTTTCTCCAACTCGGCGCGTATATCGGCCAGACCTTCGGATCCTTTATTCAGGTAAGGAAGTAATGCGGGCCCTGCGGCTCTCCCGAATATCTCCATAGCCAGGGCGGTCTTGCCGGGACTTTTCTCCATGGCCGCAAAACGATCGGCGAGTTGTCCCAGCATCTCATCGCTGGCAATAAGATTTCCGTGGGTATCGGTGATCGATACACCCATTGCATCGAAAGCAACTTTTGCCTTTCCAGTCCCGGCTTGCGCCTCCAACATATTTTTGGAAAGCCTCTCAACCCCGCTGGTTAGTGTTTCGAAGTCCACTCCGACTAGACTGGCCGTATACTTCAGGGTGGAAAGGGTTTCGACTGATAAACTTGTCTGCTCTGAAAGCCTGGTAAGGTCCGAACCCAGTTTGAGGACTTGCTCCCCCATCTGGATGGCCTCGTGGACGACAAACGCAGCGCTCAGGGTAATTCCGACCTTCTGCGCCAGGCTCCGGATCCGGCCGAAGCCGCTCTCCATCGTGCCGACGATATTTCGCATATCCGCCTGCATCCGGGCGACGTTCGCGCCGATGTCGAGCATGATTCCGGGAACGGTGGCCATTCGCTACCTCGATGCCTCATTCATTTAGTGACGCGAATGGTCCCGATGGGTTGCATTCCGATTCGGGGCCATCTGTTCCTTTCGGTCTACCGGTCAGCCGGTCCGCCGGTCCCTTTTTCGCGGCAAAGAAAGTTTTTATCCGTTCAGTGTTTGCGAGCTGATTGTCGGGCTGCTTCTCGCGCAGGTTGAAAAAAGCAATCCACTCTGAGATCTCCCGGCTGTCGAGGCTGCGGAGGAGCTGTTTGACGGTCATGCCCAGCTCCCGGGCGAGAAAGAAATAAAACCGCCTCTCTCCCCGGGTCAGGAGTTTTTTGTTAGGTCCTCAACGTCCTCGCGGGAAAGGCCGTTGACCCGCATGGCCACGGTAAAGAGACGGTCCAGGGATTTTGCCGACTTCGCGCCCAGGACGGCGATATCCTTGTCGGAGAAAAGGCGTGCCCCTATATCATCCACCAGGACGCGCACGAGGAGCCTGGCCCGGAAATTCTCCCGGTTCATCTCCACATTTTTTCCCTTTACCGTGTAAGCCTCAGATTCAAAGAGATCCCGTTCAGTCCCCGTCATGCAGCGGACAAAGACGGATCCGCCCCACTCGGGTACTTCCACGAGCTCGCCCTGAAGATCCTCGGCCTTGAGAATGGCCTCGCGGGTCAAAGTCATGATTCACCTCACATAAAATGGCGTAAGGCGTAAGGCCCATGGCATAAAGGAAAAATTCCCTCCGCCTTGAACCTTGGACCTTGCGCCTTGTACCTCTTTTACGAACTCTCCATGCTGGACCAGAGGACTTCGCCGGTGATGGCCAGGGAGACCTTGGCATCTACCTTATTGTCCACTCCCCCGGAAATTGAGAACCCGGTACAGTAAGCTTCGAAGGTCAGCGTGGTGCCGTCGGTGAGAGTAAGGACGGCGGTCCTTTTGGTTCGGGCGGCTCTGTCCGCCATCAACGCCTGTTGTCCCTCGTCCCCCGGAACCAGGTTGCAGTCGAAGGAAAAGTCTCCTTCGTCCGGTAGATTCGGTCGTTTCTCAATCCGGGTGGATTGGAGGTTGGTAACCTGATAGGTCCCGCCCGTGCCGCCGGGGCCCGTGAAACTGACCTGCTCCCCCACGGGTTTGTTGTCCCATGAGAAAGTGGTCCCCTGGGTTTCCAGGGCCTGACTGGATGTATATGGCATTTTACGACCCTCCTTCTGTTCGATTTTCTCTTAAAGAGAATATTAGACTCCGATGATAGCGGCCGGGAACGCTCAGGTAATCGTCATCCTTGTTTTCCAGGAGGAGGGAGTCCGGCCCGTATGCTGCCCCCATCCGGTCGATGATCTGCTCCGATAACTCGGCCATCCGCAAATAATCTCTGGCCCAGATGTCGATCTGAAAACGAGCATTGTCCACGCTGCGGTTCG